GACGACAACGAGATTGACATTCGCCTGCATTGCGACGGCGGCAGCGTCACCGAGGGCTGGGCAATTTACGACCGCCTGCGTGCTACGGGCAAAGAGATTACCGTCACGGCAGAGGGCAACTGCGCAAGCATGGCAACGATTGTTCTGATGGCCGCGCCAAAGGAACGTCGACGCGCCTACGAAAACGCCCACCTCTGCATCCATAATCCGTGGATGTGTGGTTACGCGCTGGGCGACGTGGTGACGGCAGACGACCTGCAGAAAGCCGCCAACGACCTGCGAAGCGAGCAGGAGAGAATGGTAAACTTGTACGTTGACCGTTGCGGATGCAGCCGCGAGGAGGTGCAGGCACTCATGGACGAGGACAAGTTCATTGACCCAGCCCGCGCAATGGAACTCGGACTCATCGGTGAGATTGTTCCGCCTATGAGCGCAAGCAAGACACCCAAACACAATCAACATATTATGCAGAAAGATGAAAAAGAAGTGCGTGTCAAGGCTAGTGTCCTCGACCGCATCCTTGCAAAACTCGGTCTGAAGTCGCTGGAGGATTTCCACGACGAGGACGTGCAGGGAATGGATTTGAACACCGCCGACGGCAACACCCTCAACGTCCAGCGCGAGGAGGGAGAGCCGCAAGTCGGCGACAATGCCTCGCCCGATGGCGAGTGGCTCATGCCCGATGGTACGACTATCGTGGTTGAAAATGGTGTCATCGCTGAAATTCGCCCCAAAGAAGAAACCGCTCCCGAGGGCGAGCAGGCAGGCGATGAAGAGAAAGGAGAAGACACCACCACCGAACTCGACGACCGCGACGAAGAGGAGCAGCGTCTGCGTGACCGAATTGCCGAACTTGAGAAGGAGAACGAGGAACTGCGTCAGCAACTGGAGGAAGCCCAGCAGAACGCCAAGACTACCGATGACCTCCGCGTCCTTAATCTTGTGAAGATGGCAGGCGGCGAGAAAGCCCTTTCACAATTCAAGAGCAACTACAAGCCTGCTGAACGTCAGCCCGACGGAAAGCGTGCTGAACAAAACGCGACCAAGATGAGCGCGGATGACATCATCGCCGCTCAAGAAAAGGTCAAAAAGTAACAACGAAACCAACACAAAAACAAAGGAGAATAAAACATGGCTCAGTATTTCACTAATCTGCCGCTCTCGCCCGAGAACTTGAAATCGCTGCGAGATGCAATCATCAAGAAAGTGCTTGACGATGAGAATCTTCGCCGAGTGCTGACAATTAAGCGCGTCCGCACGGGCGAGCCTCTCGCCATTATCGGCGAAATGGATGCAGTCGGACACGCTGGTGCAGGCTGCAACCCCACCTACGAACAAATCGGCATCGGCAACTCCCTCCAGCGTTGGGCACTCGGTGCGTGGGAAATCGCGCTGGAAATCTGTTACAAGGACTTCGAGGGAACGATGGCTGAATACGCCCTCCGCGCTGGCACGCCCATCGGCGACCTCACGGGCACGGAAATCATGGCAATCTATCTTGAGTTGCTGGAAACTCAGATGCGCCGTATGCTTTGGCGTCTTGCATGGTTTGGCGACACCACCGCGCAGCACATCACCGACGGCGGTGTTATCACCAACACCGAGGACGTTACCCTGCTGACCCCGAACGATGGCTTGTGGAAGCGTTTGTTCGCTATCGCCACCGCCAACGCTTCGCAGAAGACCGCCATTTCTGCCAACGCCGCCGCCAGTTACGCCGCTCAGAAGTCGGCAATGCTTGCAGCAGGCTATGCTACGGGTCTTGTGGATAATATCCTGCTTGACGCATCAAGTGCCGTCAACGGGGCTGGTGCTGCAACCTTGTTCATTAACAAGAAGTTCGCTGACTACCTCGTCCACGACATCAAGGTTACATACAAGGACAACCTCCCGTTTGAGCGCATCTTCGACGGCTTCTACGTCGGTTACTACAACGGCGTGCAGGTCGCTGCGATTGAGGCATGGGACTACCTCATTGACAAGTATGAGAACACGGGCACGAAGTGGAATCTCCCGTTCCGCGCCGTACTCGCCAACCCTGCAAACCTCTTGCTCGGTGTTGATAAGGACGACCCAATCAGCACTCCCGACATTTGGTTTGAGAAGAAAGACCGCATGAACTACGTCTACGCTACGGGTAAGATTGACACAATGGTCGCCCAGCCCGACCTCGTTCACGTTGCGTACTAATTCCCAACTCCCAGTTCATATAATTACCCCCGAGCCTGCTTGCTTTCATAGTGGGCAGGCTCATTTCTTAAAACGAACAACACAAAAAGGAAAACGATATGGCAAATCTCTGCAACGCGCTCATCGCGCAGGACATTGAGGCGAATTGCGCCAATCTCGGAATCAAGGGGCTTGAACCCGACGGCAAGATTATCAATCGCGCCGACATTGACTTCGCTGCGACGGTCTTTGATGCAAACAACGACTCAATCATCAAGACGCTTGTCCTTAAGACTGGCAAGCAGGCTTACGACGTTGCTCAACTCGGCAACACCCCGTTCACGGGGCTGGTAGCCAATCTGAACGTCGGAACGTACATCAACACATGGACAACGGACATCCCCATTGCCATTCTCGACAATAGCCCGTCCGTGACAAAGAACGTCATTGACGCACTCTCCAACGGCGAGTTCGTGCTTATCCTCAAGAACAAGGCACGCGGAACGAACGGCGAGAGCAAGTATCAAGTCTTTGGCTACGCACAAGGTTGCCGCGCATCGGCTGGCACGCGTGACGCCTACTCTGACGACACCGAGGGCGGCTGGCTGATTACCTTGCAGGAGGCAAACCACCCGAAGTCGGCAATGTTCTTCTTCAACACCGACGAGGCGACCACCGACACCGCCTACGAAAGCCTCTAAAGGGATGACCTACGACGAGGCGAAAACCATGACCGAGCGATTGAGGGAGAGGGGTAACGCCTCTTTCTCAACCTCGGAAAAGGTCAATATCGAAAGGCTCTATCAAGCCACGCTCGGCAAGAAGTTCCGCGTCACGTCTTGCCAACGCTGCTATCACGACGCGCTTATTGAAATAACCCTTTATCTACGACGACATAACGCTATGCCAACAAAAGCAGAAAGACAATACACCCTTCGCAACGGCTTCATCATCCGTGCAGCAGAGTTCCACGACGGGGAGGTGTTCTCCAACGCCAACCTCACGGACGAAATCGCAGCCGAATATCTTGCGAAGTACCCACACATGGCAAAGTATTTTGCCACAATCCCCGAAAAGCCCGTTTTTAAGCCTGCTGACGCGTTGAAAGCGGACAACGTGGTTAACTACCCACGCAAACAAAGAAAACCACGTAAAACAAAAACAACGGATAAATAACTATGAACGTCACGACAACGAAACTGCCACCCGAACGGCTTGACCCCGTAGACATAGAACGCTTCGGCATTATTGCCTACGGCAACAACAACTTATATCCCCAGCATTTGAAACGTATCGTGCAGGCTTCGGGGACGGCTACGCTCTGCCTCAATCGCTATGCAAAGTTCGTGGAGGGTTTCGGCTTTGGCGTTGAACTGGCTACCATGCCCGTGAACGAAGAAGGCGTGACGGCTGACGATTTGCTCCACGACGTGGCTGGCGACCTTTGCGAGTTCGGAGGTTTCGTCATTCACGTCAATTACAACGTGCTGGGGGAGATTACCAGCCTGCACCACGTTCCGTTCGAACACGCCCGTCTTGGGATGAAGGACGATGCAGGGTATGTGTCGCACATTAAGGTTTCCGAATATTGGGCTGGTAAGAAGAACGGGCGCGGAAGCGTTTCCGAGGAAGACATCGAAACATTCCCCGTCTTTAACCCCGACCCGTCGGTGGTGTTTGCACAAATAGAAGCCGTCGGCGGTATTGAGAACTACCACGGACAAATCCTTTGGGTATCAATGGACGGGCGGCAGACGTACCCGACGCCGATATACGACGCAGCCGTTACGGAGATTTCCACCGACGAGGGGCTTTCCAACGTCAAGTATCGCAGCGTGCGTTCCAACTTCCTTGTCGCTTGTATGTTGCTCACGCGAAAGGGCGTACCCTACACCACGGAGAGCGGACGCGAGGAAGAACGCGCCATGATAAGCGAAGACGACCTCCGCAAGTTCCAAGGCGATGAGAATACGTCAAAG